GTCGCCGGCCAGCCCCAGGGCTTGGGCCGTGGGCGTGGCCGGCTTGTCGAAAAAGGGAATGTCCGGGCTGGCCTCGGTAAAGACCAGCTCCATCTCGGCGTAGTCCGGGTGGTCCTCGTGGTGGTCCACGCGGTAGCTGGGGCAGGCCACGGTCAGGGAGCCGAACACCGGGTGGATCAGCTCGCCCTTGCCGGGCGTGTCCAGGGCCTTGATAAGGGCGGTCACGACGTCTTCGTAGTCCTCGCCCCAAAAGACGGCCCGGACCGTGACCTTGCGCGGCCGCCGGCCCATGTCCTCGATCTCCGCGCCGTCGCGGTACGGGTATTCGTGCTGGACGATGGCCCGCTCCACGTCGTCGCGGGCGGCGACGACGTCGAAGGGCACGCCGCGAAAGGAAGCCGGCAAAAGGGAATCGCGCCAGGCCATGACTACTCCCGCTTGGCGTCGGCCGTGTTGTAGCTGTTCACGACCCGCGCCATTTCGTGGCCGTCAACATGGAGCACGGATTCCACGCGCAAGGTGCTCTTGTCCTCGACCACGACCTTTTGCGCGTCGGCCCTGGCCTGGTCCGATGGCCCCCAGAGCTTTTCCCCGGCCCAGCGGCCGATGTCGCTGCCGGCCCACCAGCCGGCGGCCCCGCCGGCCAGCCCGCCGAGCGCCCCGCCAACGGCCGTGCCGAGCCCGGGCACCACGGACCCCAGGGCCGCGCCGCCCATGGCCCCGAGCTTCATGCCGGCGATGGCCCCGGCCAGGCCGCCGGCGTTTTCGGTGTGGCGGGCGTTTTTCTGCGCCCGGGTCAAGGCGCTGTCGGTTTCGGTGGAATAGATGTCCCAGGCGGCCAGCCCGGCCGTGGCCAGGACGCCGCCCTTGCCGCCGAACAGGCCGAGCAGCCCGCCCCGGCCGGCGACCCCGGTAGCGGCGGCAGCGGCCGCGCCGCCGGCCCCGCCGGTGAAAAGGCGCATGGCTCCAAAGGCGGCGGCCGCCGCGCTCATGACGCCGATGGCCGTGGCCGCCTCGGTGGCCGCCGTGGCCAGGACCGGAAACCGCCGGGCCAGGTCGGCGGCCGTATCCGCCGTCGCCTTGAGCGGGCCGGACACGTCGCCGAGCATGCGCGAGCGCGCGATTTCGGCCTCGTTGCCGGCGCGCTCCATGGAGGCGGCCGTGGTGGACTGGTAGACCTGATAGGCCGTTTCGCCCGTGCCTTTGGCGGTTCGTATCTGGCCCGCCACGTCGGCGATGTAGTCCTTCTGGTTGGTGGCGGCGATGAGCGCCAGGAGCGCCTGCCGGTCCTGGACCACCTTGCCCACGGCCGAGGCCTCGGCCAGGTCAGTCATGTCGGAAAGGATTTGCAGGCGCTCCGGGCCTTGCGCCTTGCCCAGGCGCGCCTTGAGACCGGCATAGCGCTTGTCCTTGCCCACCACCTGCTCGTCCACGAGCCTGGCGAATGCCTCCAGGGGCAGCAGGCCCTTTTCCCGCGCCCGGGCGAGCGTGCCGGTCAGGTCGATGCCGAGCTTTTTGAAATCCTTTTGCGTGTCCTGGCTGTTGAGCTTTTGCAGCAGGTTGACCAGGTTGTTGCCTGCTTCGTCCTTGCTGCCGGCCGTGACGGCCGCCGCCTGGGAATAGGCCAGAATCTGCTCGAAGCCGGCCATGGACTTCATGCCCGAGCCCAGGGCCATCATCTTGGGCAGCCACTTGGCCATGTCGCGCAACTCGAAGCCGCCGGCCTGTCCGGCGGCCATGGCCTTGTCCAGGGCTTCGCCGGCCTGCCCCTCGGAGAAGAATTTTTGCTGGATGCCCCGGATGACGATTTCCGCGATCTCGCCGGAGCCGGCCCCGGCGGCGCTGGCGAACTTCTGGATGGTGGGCAAAAGCCTTTGAGCGCTATCCGCCTGGACGGCCCCCGAGGCGAGCATGGCGTCCAGCGCTTCGGCCGCTTGGTCGCGGCTGCCGCCGCCCTGGCGCACAGCCGTGTTGACCGCGCCCTCCAGGTCCTTCATGCCGGCGATGCGGCCGGCCGCGTCGCGGTCGGCGTAGGCGGTGTTGGCCATGAGCGCCATGCGCTTCTCAAAAGCGATGGGCTGGCGCAGGGCCGCCGCCGCGACGCCGGCTCCGGCGGCCGCGCCCGCGCCGGTCTGGCCGATGCCCTGGCCGATGCCTTTCACCGCGCCAAGGGCCGAGCGGCCGGCCGCGCCCACGCCGCGCAAGACGTCGCGCAAGCGACTGCCGGCCCGGGCCGTCCGGTCCAGCTCCTGCCCGGCCTGTCGGCTCTCCTTCCCGAGCCTGTCCGCCTCGCGCGCGGCTTGGCCGAGGCCGCTTGCGCGCACCTTGTCGGCCGCGCGGCCGACGTCTTCCACCTCCCGCGCGGCCCGGCCGGCGGTCTGGCCCAGGCCGCCCATGAGCCTGTCCGTGCGTGCGGCGGCGATGCCGACCGAACGCACGCCCTCGCCGGCGCGGTCCATGCGGCCAAGCTCCCGGGCGGCGGCTCCGGCTCCCTGGCCCACGCCCCGGGCGGCCCGGGTGACGGCGTCCAGCGCCTTGGCCGCCCGGCCGCCCATCTCGTCGCGCAGGCGCAGGACGACCGCGATTTCCGTGCTCTTGCCCATGGCCTACGCTCCCTGTTTGCGGCGGCGCGGAATGATGCGCCGGCCGTTCCCGGTCCCGGCGCGGCCGGTCAGGATGGCCAGATAGGCTTCCGCCTGCGGCATGGTCATGGTGCGAATGTCCCCCAACGTAAAAGCCTTGCCCGCCAGCGCTACTTCGAGGAGCCGGTAGTCCCGGAGTCGGCGCTCGCGGGCGCGAGCTTTCCCCGCAGGGCCTCCTCGGCCTCGGAAAGGGACGTGTAGTCGCTGTAATGCAGGCCGGCCAACAGCTCGGGCGTGACGGCTTCGGCCGGCAGCGTGCCCAGGCGCGTGAGCGCGCGCGACCAGACATAGCGCGACAGACGCGCCGAACAGGCGTTTTCCGGGGCGTTTTCGATGGCCCATTCCATGTCCTCGATGGTGGGCACGCGCATCTCGAAGTCCTTGTGCAGCGCGCCGGCCGCGTCGCGGTAGCCGACCGACAGTTGCCCGGTGACGGTAATCATAGGCTATTCCTCCACTTTGTTGAGCGACAACAGCTTGGCGTCGATGCGCGCCTCGTTGTCCACGGTGTATTTGCCGCCGATGCTGACCACGGCGCAGTCCTGGTAGCTCTCCCGCTTGCCGCCGTCGGTGACCGGGTAAACGGTCAGCTTGGCCCCTTCGACGGCCGACCAGTCCAGGGCGTCGTCCTTGGGAATGGCGGCGGTGACGGACAGCTCCCAGGTTTTCACGCCCTGGTGGTAGCCCATGGCCCGGCCGGTGCGGTTCATGGTTTTAACGACCTTGCGGCCGGTTTCGTGCTGTTCGGAAAAATCCACGACCTCGTATTCCCGGCCGTCGATCTCCAGAATGATCGCGCCCAGGTATTCCTTTAACGCCACGATAAGTTCCCTCCGTTAGAGCAGCAGGTCGATGCGGCCGGCGAACACGTGCAGCCCGTTGACCACGTCCGCCGGGATCAGGGCATTGAGCCGGTTGGGGTCCTGGCTGTCGCGTTCCACGATGAGCCCGGGCAGGTTGGCCTTGACCTCCTCCACGATCTCCAGCTCCTCGCACTTGTAGAGCACGTCGATGAGTTCCGAGCGTACCTTGGCTTCCGTGCGGCTGGTCAGCTTTTCGCGGGGAAAGCGCAGGCTGATGCGCTCGCGGCAGGCCGTGCGCAGGTAGTCCAGGGTGCGGATGGTGGTGAGGTCTAAAAGCGCGATGTCTTCGATGCCCTGGGCGTCGCGAGTGTAGGTGGTGATGGCGCGCACGATCTGCACCACCTCGCCCGGGCCGACCTCCAGGGGCGTGACGCCGTTATAGAGGGCCGATTCCTGTTCCATGCGGCCCAGGCGCGCGGGCACGGGCGGCACGGCCACGGGGGAAAGGGCCAACGTGTTGAGCGGCCGGGCCGGGTCCTCCTCGCTGGCGATGACGGCGGCGTAGGCTGCGGCCACCACCCACGCCGGCGAGGGCGTGCCGGGCAGCAGGCCGCAGGTGATGCGGCCCGAGTTGATGAGCCCGGCCAGGGTGGTGGCCGCCGCCAGCGTGCCGGTGTGGGCGTAGACGCCGACGGCCCCGCGCTGCTCCAGGGCGTGGCTGACCGCGTCCAGATGCGAGCGTAAGGCGGTCAGTTGCGTCTGGCCGCTGTAGGGCACGGCGATGATGTCGTGCCCGTCCGCGAACACGGCGGCCAGGCCCGGGGCGATGTCCGGGTCGCTCATGCCGCCGGCCATGGGCGCGACTTCCGCCGCCAGCCCGGGCACGGCCAGGGAGGCGGCGAGGCTGACGCCGTTGCTGGCCGCGCCCTTGTTGCGGGCGGTCAGGGTCACGACGCCGTTTGCGGCGGCGGCCGTCACGGGCAGGATGCGGCTGGCGTTGACGCGCTCGGCCAGGGCGTCGGCCACGGCGGCCGCGGCATCGCCCAAGGCGGCAGCCACCTGCACCAGCTGGGAGCCGATGGTCAGGTTGACCACGCCGACGCCGGTGGACGTGCCGGTGAGCGTCAGCTTCCCCGTGGCCGCGATGCCGGCCGCGTCGTCCGGCACGGTCACGACCGTCAGGCGCAGGTACGGGTTCGCGGTGATGGCCGCGCGCACCATGAGGTGGGCCAGGGAGCCGGTGCCGAAAAGCGCGCGCGCTTCCTCGTCGGAAAAGACCTCCACCGGCGTCAGCGCCGGCTGGGAGCCCTCGGCCGTGCCCTGGGCCACGATGAGCATGCGCTGCACGTTGGCCGGCAGCGTGCGCACGGCCAGTTTGGTGTTGAACTCGAAATACTTGCCCGGCTTGCGGATGGAGGCCGGCAAGGTGTCGAAGCTGATATGCGGGCTGGCCATCATTCCTCCTTGG